CATCTAACCAAGTTAATGCTATCAGATTTATGACAGCAACTAGAACTTTAATTATTGGTACATCAGGTGGAGAGTTTACTGTATCAGGAGGATCAGTAGACACAGCAATAACACCTACAAATATATTAATTAAAAAACAATCTAACCATGGTTCAGCTAATGTAGATGCTATAGCTGTAGGTAACGCAACATTATTTTTACAAAGAGCTAAAAGAAAAATTAGAGAACTAGCTTATAACTTTGATGTTGATGGTTACGTTGCACCTGACATGACTATTCTTGCCGAACACGTTACAGAAGGAGGTATAACGCAGATAGCATATCAACAAGAACCTAATCAATTAATTTATGCTGTAAGAGAAGATGGTGAGTTGATTGGCTTAACATATCAAAGAAAACAAGAGGTAACTGCTTGGCACAGACATATCTTTGGTGGAAGATTTGGTAATGCAACAATAACAGTTACTGACTTTGCAAATATTGCAAATGGTACAAGAATAGTTTTAACAAAAGCAGATGGCACAACTACAACCTTTACATCTGCTTCATCTTCTACAACTGGCAAGTTTCATACTACATCTAGCAACAACCAAACTGCAACAAACTTAAAAACATTAATTGATGCTGACTCTGATTTTACAGCAACAGTTAGCAGTAATGTAGTTACGATTACAGAAACCTCACCATTATCTACAGGATTTTTAACTATCACATCTTTAGATGATGCTACTAGATTAGCAAAAACTGATGAAGGTAAAGCAGTATGTGAAAGTGTAGCTGTAATTCCAACAGATGATACTGAGTATGAAGTTTATGTAATTGTTAAAAGAACAATCAATGGTGCTACAAGAAGATTTGTAGAAGTCTTAAATGTATTTGACTTTGATCAAACAGATAATACATCATTTAATTTTTTAGATAGTCAATTAAGTTATAGTGGTAGTGCTGTAAGCACTATATCAGGATTAGATCATCTTGAAGGACAAACTGTTTCTATATTGGCTAATGGCGCAACACATCCTGATAAAACTGTAAGTTTAGGTAGCATAACCTTAGATCGTTCTTCAACAAGTGTTAAAGTTGGTTTAGCTTATACATCTTTATTACAAACTATGAGATTAGATGCTGGTTCACAGAATGGAACAGCACAAGGTAAGACAAAAAGAATATACGATATTACAGTTAGAATGTTTGAAACTATAGGTGTTGAGGTTGGACCAAATTTAAATGATATGGAAAGAATACCATTTAGAAGTTCTGCTGATTTAATGGATGAAGGTATACCGCCATTTACAATTTTATCGCTATACCCTAGGTTGACTACTAATGATGGATAATATACTACATATAGTACCATACACTAAAGAACATGGAGATTTTATTTTGTCTTGTCAGATGAATCATAATATTTTGGAAAAAGATAGAAAGTTCATAGAGGATGGAAAAAATTTATTAGAACCAAATTTATCTTTCACAGGACTTATTGGTAAGAAACCAATCTTTGCTGCTGGTATGAAAATGATTTGGGGAAAAGTAGCAGAAGGTTGGGTTATAGCAACTTCAGATGTTTGGGATCATCCATTATCAGTTGCTAAAGCTATCAAAAAAGATTTTGCAAGAATTGCAAAACAAAATGATATTACTAGAGTTCAAACAGCAATCAGAGCAGACTTTATAAAAGGTAAAAGATTTGCTGAATGGCTTGGTTTAGAAAATGAGGGACTTATGAAAAAATATGGTTATGATGGTTCAGACCAATTTAGATATGCGAGGATATTTTAATGAAAATTTATAACAAAATTGTTTATGATATAAATGATAATATTATAGAAGAAGATTCTTACGAATATGAAGGACCATTAACATTAGCAGGACCAGCTTTTACCGCAGCTGTTGCAAAATCAGCACCTTACGTTGCAGCAGGAACTGCTGTATTAGCAGCAACTCAAGCATCTTCTATAGGAAGATTTAATCAAGCTGTTCAAAATAGAAATGCTCAAATTGCAGAACAAGAAGCAGATCAACAAAGAAAACTTGGTTATTATAATATTCAAAAATTTAATCAATCATTTGAAAAATTACAATCAAAAACAAAAGTAGGTCTTTTAAAATCTGGTGTTGAATTATCAGGCACAGCATTAAAAGTTTTACAATCAAATACAGAACAAGCAGAACTGCAAAGAGATGTCATTGAATATAATTCAAATGTTGCAGCAGCAAGAAAATTAGAAGAGGCAAACTTTGCAAGAATAACTGGTAACCTTAGAAGAATGGAAGGTAGACTTGCATCCATAGGTTATTTAAGTCAAGCTGGTACAAGTTTACTAAACGTGAAAGCAGTAAGTTAATATGGTAAAAATACCTACATTTACTGCTGATGCTGAGCCAACTGCTGAAGTTGCAAGTGTAAAATCAAACATAAGAGTTTCACCCTCAAGCACTCTTGCAGCAACATTATTACCAGCAGCTAAAGATGTAGAAAAATATTTAATACAAGAAAAAATTATTTCAAATAAAGTTGAAGGTGGAAAATTATTAGCAGAAGCAAATCAAGAGTTATATGAAGTACAACAACAAGCTAATACTAAAAGCACACCAGATGAAGGAATAAATTTTTTTAATAATAAATACAAAGGTGTAATTGAAAAGTACAAATCAAAATCAGGAAATAATTATATAAAAAAATATTTTGAGTTAAACATGAACTCAAACAAACCATCCTATACAAATAATATTTTAAAAACAACTAGAGCAAATATGGTTAAAACAAGAGTGGATCAAGTTGATTTAAAAGTTCAAAATAAAATAATAGCTGGTACTGTAGATAGAAATAATTTTGATTTTGAAACTTTAACACAAAGTGTATTATCAGATTATCAAGGATTAGTTGACGATGGAATTATTAGTGAATCAGATTTTGAAATTGCAAAACGAAGTTTACCTCAAGAAATAGAAATAGGATTAATTAGAAATATTGCAAAAACTAATGCTGCTGAAGCGATAGTTATTCTATCAGACAGAAATCAATTAAGTAATATAGCAGATAGTGAAAAAAGAAAGCTAGTAACAGAGTTTGGTGCATTACTTACAATTCAAGAAGATGTAATTAAAAATGCTAATTCTTCATTTCAATTAGATGCTATGAAAAGAATAGTGCAAAAATTTCAAACTACTGATACAATAGGAATACAACCTGAAGAATTAGAAAATTTTAAAAATGGCGACATTGAATTTGATAGTCAAGTTGATGAACTTAATAACAAAATCATCAATAAAAAGTTTAGTACTGATACAAATTATGATACTAACACCGATATAATTTCAAAAATTTATGATGGAACTATAACTAATTTAAAAGATAAATTTTTACTTGCGAATGAGACAGAACCAAAAAGTATCATTCAAAGATCAGGTGAAGGTTCTATTAATTTAAATGATGTTAACTATCTAACCACAGTTTTTACAAGAAGTAATAACGAACAGTTTAAACAAGAAGATCAAGTTTTTTTAAAGTTTGTAAATGACTTACAACCTTTGTTGCAAGGTAATAGCTTTATTAATTTTTTTGATAAACAATACAATTTTAAAGCAAGCACACTAAGACAAACTCTTTACAAAAGATATGTAGATGGATTGTTTAAAGGTGAAACACCTGAAAATCTAACAACCCCAAGCAATGAAAATTATATTGCAAAAGATATTACAAGTTATTTACCAAAAACAGCAGACTTAGATAAAATAGTTATTGATATGGCTGGAGGTGAAATTTTACCAAATGGTTTTCCTGTTAAAGAAAATGGAGAAGATGCAAACACTTATCTTTCAAGACTTGAAACTTTTGATGAGGATGAAGCTGATTTTAATTTAATAACAGAAGAAAATCCGGGAATTGTAAAATTATGGAGTAGATATTATCAAACAGATGAAAGTCTTTTGAAAGAAGCTAGTGCTTTGAGAAATCTATCTCTTGAAAAAAATATTCCTGAAATAGCAAAAAAAGCAATAGATACCGCAGCTACAATTTTTGAAGGTGATGGAGGATTTACTAAAGAAACTTTAAAAAGTTATTTAAGTGATATTGGACAAATTGAAACTAAATATGAAACCAAAATTCAAAAAGGTATAACTGTAGAAAGAACTAAATTTGGCGCAAGATCATATTGGCAAATAGAAGTTACAACTGCAAAAGACTTATTAGAAAATGCTTCACGTTTGTTTGGTGAAAAATTTGAAAAACAATTTGGTAATTACAAAGGTAATTTTAAAACTGCAAGAGAAGGATTATTAAATTTATCTGATAAAGAATTAACATTAATAATAGAAAAAGATGATGCTTTAGGTGCATCATTTGCTGCTGCGATTATCGTATCAAGATTTGAGTAATATGAAACTAGGGGATCAAAAAACTGCATTACAAGAAGCTGGTTTTTCTTTTAAAGAAATAAATGATTGGCAAAAAGATAAAATTACTAAGTTAAGTAAAGGTGGCTATAATAATTTAGAAATAGCTTCAGAGTTTAAATCTGTGCCAGATGACAAACCTTTTATAGAATATTGGCAAGGTGTTACTCAAGAAATAAAAGATGAACTATATGATAAAGATGAAATTGTTTCACCTGATGATGAAATGCTTTACAATGATCTACAAAGAGAAGGCAATCCAAAATCTTTAAAAGAAATAATTGTTGGTCAAAAATTAAATAGTCAAGATATTTGGGACAGAGGTGCAGGTAAAACATTATGGAGTTTAGGTGAAAGACTTGTAAATGAAAAAGGTTTACCTGAGTTTATATCAAATCCTGAAGAGCCTGAAGATTATACATGGTTTGAAGGATTACTAGAACACGCATTAACTATTGGTGGCGATCTACCTTTTTATGGTCTAAGTTATTTTCCGGGTTTTTTAACTACAGGAAATCCCATTGCTGGAGCTTTTACTTCTGGCGCAATACCATCCGCAGCTAGAGCTACAATCGTTGAAGGTTTGGAGCAACAATCTTATGGACAGCCTGTTGATACTCTTAAAAATTTTTTAAGGGTAGGAGTACAAGAGGGAATAAAAGGTGGTACACAATTTGCAGTTACTGCTTATGCACCACAACTAAGATTAGTACCGGGTGGTCCACAACTCGGAGAAAAATATTTAACAAGATTTCTTTCACAACTTACAGCCTTTGAAGGTTCTGGTGCAATATTAAATCAACAGTTACCAAGCGCAAAACAATTTAGTTACTCTGCTGTTTTGTTTGGTGGTCTTGGAATAATACAACCAAAAAAAACTATGGAGGCTAGAACAAAAAAAATATATACAGATACAGGAAAAAAACCAAATCAACTTTTTACAGATGCCATTAAAGATAGAACTATATTAGAAGATGTATCATCAAGAAGTTACATTAGAGCTTTTAAAAATTTACTTACAAGAAAAACTGTAGAAAAAGAAGCAAAAGAGCAAACAAATTTTCAATTTAAAGAACCATTAGATATTGCTGCTGCAAAAAATATTGCGAAAACAGATAAAGTTTCAATGCTGTCAAAAGAAAGATTGCTTGAAATGGGTAAAACTGCAAAAGAAATTAAAAGACAAGCTATTATAAAAGGTATTGATAATAAATATCCTGTTCTTGAAATTATGAGAGATTTAGGAGTTAATACAAAAACAGGAATAGAAAAATTAAATTTATATGAACAAGTAAGAATATTAGAAGGTTTACCAAACAGAGCAGGATATTTCATAGAAAATAAAACAATCAATAACAAAACATTAGGTGATAAAGGTTCAGGTCTTAAAGAAGTAGTAGAACCTATTATTAAAAAAGGTAAAACAGAATTAGAATTATTTGAAACATATTTATTAAACAGAAGAGCAATAGAATTAAATAAAAGAGGTATTGAAAGTAATTTTGATAATGCTGTAGCAAAAGAGTTTGTTAGTAAATATAATTCAAGATTTGAAAATACAGCTAAAAAAATAGACAAGTATCAAAAAGATGTTTTAGAATATGCTGTTGATGGTGGTTATCTTCCAAAATCTGCATTTGATGCAATAACAACAGCTAACAAAAATTATGTAACATTTGCTAGAGAACTTATAGGTTTAGATGGAAAACCGGTAGCAGAAAAAGGAAGTGTCAATCCTTTTAAAGAAATAAAAGGTGCTAAACTTAAAGTGTTTCCACCATTAGAACAAATAGTAAAAAACACAAATACTATAGTTGGTCTTACAGAAAAAAATGCAGTAAAAGTAAAACTTATTGAATTAATTGAGCAAGGTAAGAACAAAGATAAAAATTTATATCCTTTTATAAAAAAAGTAAATCCTCAAAAAACAAATCTTCCTAAAGAAGATTTAATGACAATTAGAAGAGATGGTAAAACTGAAACTTGGAGTGTAGGAAGAGAATTAAAAGAAGCATTAAAAACAATGGATGAACTTGGTGTAAATCACATTGCAAGATTTTTAGGTGCGCCTGCTAGAACTCTTAGAGCTGGTGCAATACTTACACCTGACTTTGCTGTGCCAAACTTTTTTAGAGATACAATGCAAGCAACATTTTTAAATAAAGTTCCTTTTATTCCATTTGGAGATTCTATAATAGGTTTGTTTCATATTTTAACAAAAGGTAATAATAAAAAAACATTAGAGCTTTACAATAAATATATTAAATCAGGTGGTATGCAATCTACATTACTATCAATGGATAGACCTAATTTATTTGATGGTAAAGTTTTTGATATATTATCAAAAGGACCAGTAAGAAACGCAGACAAAGGACCTCTTGCACCTCTTAGAACTCTTACAAGATTATCTGAGGAGATGACAAGATTTAGAATATTTACAAAAACTTATAAAAAAGCAAAAAAAGAAGGTTTATCTGAAAGAGAAGCTATTGAAAGAGCAGGTTTTGAGGCAAGAAACCTTTTAGATTATGCAAAAAGAGGAACAACTGGAAGATTTATAAATCAATTAGTTCCATTTTGGAACGCAAGAGTTCAAGGTTTGACAAGATTATATGAAGCATTTAGAGATAATCCAACAAGAACTTTAAGTATGATTGGTGCTGTTATTGTTTTACCAACAATAACAAATTATATGGCTTATTATAATAATCCAAATTATAGAGAGCAGCCTAATTGGTTAAAAATGAATTATTGGTACTATGAGGTTGATGATAAACCAAGAAGATTTCCAGTTCCTTTTGAAACAGGAACTTTCTTTAAAGGTTTAATAGAAAAAACTTTAGATTGGTATTTTTTAAATGAAAGAGAAGAGGCTCTAAAATTTGCTGGAGAATTTTTGAAACAATCAGCTAAATCATTTGCTCCATTTCCTCCAGCTTTTACACCTTTTGTTGAGAATTTTGCAAATTACAGTTATTTTAGAGAAGCACCTATTGTTCCAAAATCATTAGATAAAAAATTACCAAATCATTTTTACTATACAGAATACACATCAGAGACTTTTAAATATTACTCTAAAATATGGAATGGTATGGTTGGTGATGATAGTTTACTTGCAACTAATCCTATACATGCAGAGCATGTTTTTAGATCATGGACAGGAGGATTGGGTAGACATTTAATAGATGTATTAGATGCAGCATTAATTAAAGGTGAGTTTATAAAAGACCCTATTAAACCAACTGATACTTTAACTAAAATACCAGTTATAAGAGCTTTTGATGTTAGAGACGTGCCGGGTTATTCATCTACATCCTTAGTTAAATTTTTTGAGGAATATGAAGATGTTTCAAAGATAGTAAATGGTATGGAAAAAGCTAGAAAAGATGGTAATACAGAAGAGTACTTTAAATTGCAAAAACAATTTGGTGCAGATCATAGTGTTATACTACAATATAGAGAAAGTATTAAAGAGCTAGACACTCAAATAAGACAGATTTATAACACTAAAAAATTAGCAGATGGTACGACTATAACACCAGATGAGAAGCGGGAAATGATTGACCGACACTACATGTTAATGATAAACTTTGCTCAAGAGGCTTTAAAACTTCTTGAAGAAATTAGGAAAAAATAATATAGAGATTGTATGACAGTATCATCTACTACAGTAAAAAATTCATATTCAGGTAATGGCAGTACAACAGCTTTTGCCTATTCATTTAAAATATTTGCGAACACAGATTTACAAGTGATTATTAGATCATCTACAGGGATTGAAACTGTTAAGACTTTAACAACTCATTATACAGTATCTGGCGTGGGAGATGCTTCAGGTGGAAATGTTACATTTACGTCTGGTAATACCCCTGCATCTGGTGAAACAGTTGTAATCAGAAGAGCTGTTCCGCAAACACAGGCAATAGACTATATTGCCAATGATCCATT